CTTTTGTTTTCAATAAATATCAATATACGAAAAAACGATTACAATAACAAGTGTGGTTTGGCTTCAATCAAACCATTCTGTGTAATCAAAACGTGTTCAGAATTTACATGAAACTCTGTAATGTTTCTTGCATTTACATAAGACATCGAAGAACGAACTCCGTCCTTGATGTCATTGATAATACGTTCAACTTTACCCTTGTAAGGAATCAACTTTGAATTACCTTCCACGTTCTTTTCTTCTAAACCATGAACTTGCTTTACTTCGGCAGATGCAGAACCACGATACTTCTTGAAGAGTTGTTCATTCGGCCACATTCCCATTCGGTGAATTTCACCAGGAGATTCACGAGTACCTGCAAGAAGTGAACCAATCATAACAGAATCTGCACCGAGTGAAAGTGCCTTTGCAACATCACCAGTCATCTTGATTCCACCGTCTGCAATGATAGGAATATCAAGTCCTGTTTCTTCCACTCCTGCAATAGATTCAATGAGTGCAGTTACTTGTGGAATACCAACTCCAGTTCTAATTCTTGTTTCACAAAGAGAACCGTTACCGATACCAACACGAATTGCATCGGCTCCCCACTCTGCGAGATTCCTTGCACCTTCGCGAGTAGAAACATTACCAGCAATCATATCAACATATTCAGGAAGATTTTCCTTACACCACTTGATTGCATCCTTTACTTGTTTTGTGTTACCGTGGGCAACGTCAATGAGAAGAACAATAACACCTGCGTTTATAAGTTCTTGTGCACGTTCTTGATAATCACCTGTTGCACCAATAGCCGCAGCAACTAACTTCTCTTGTTCTTTTATCTTACGAGATTGGTTTGATTGTTCACCGATACTCATGAATCTATGAACTACACCAACACCACCGTGTGATGCCATAGCAAGACACATCTTTGAATCTGAAACTGTGTCCATCGGTGAAGAGACAAGCGGTGTTCCGATAACATATCTTTTTGTGAATTTAGTTATTAGTTCACATTGACTACGACTTTCTATCTCTGAATACTTTGGAATAATTTGAATATCATCAAATGTATATGCGTACTTCATTATTGAACCCTGTTCTTTATTGGACATAAATCATCTCTATCTTTGAACTCACACCAACGGCAATTCTTTTTCTTTTCGCCTTCAATCGGTGGATAGTAAATATCTGTTCTTTTATTACCTTCCGAGTCAAATGCCGTTTCAACAAATGTCTGAATCTCTTTCAGGATTTGAGTTTGTGAAACCTTACCGTGAGAAGGTGCAAATCGTTGAACACGTTTCTTCATCGCGGCATATTCGGCATCTTCAGCTATCTTACGTTTGAGAATAAGATACTCAATCTCAATATCATCAGGATGAATATCATACTGCTTGGCATAGAATGTTTTGTAAAGAACAAGTTGTGATGTCTTTACCTTATCTGCCTTTGTGTATTTGTTCCAACCACTTGTTGATGTTTTGAAATCGTAGATATGAATCTTACCGGTTTTCAAATCTCGCATCACCAAGTCGAGGAAACCAACAAGACGAACATTTGGATTTGACTCAACAGGAATAATGTTGATTGGCTTTTCAATACCAACAAGTTCCCAACCCTTCTTCATAAAGAACTCTTCACGGTGTGCCTTGAACCAACGGATAATTTCAATACCATCCATTAGGTGTTCTTGCATTTCATCACGGTGCGAAAAGTGTTCATCATTGTTTTCAGTCAACATCTTCTTATACTCCACACCCATCTTTTCTTTTAGGAGGTCTTCGAGTGGAAGTGCATTTGCTTCTTCAACAGTAGAACGATACAACATTTCCACATACATCTGAAGAACTTCGTGCATTGCAGTTCCAAACACAAGTGCGATTGATGGAGAAGGAACGGAAACCTTATCGATATAATTCAGTTTCCAACGATGAGGGCATCCCTTCCACATTTGGTATTGTGAGAAGGAAATTCGTGAAGAGGACATTACTTACCCCACTTCCCGTTTTGAACGAGTTGTGCAATGATACCGTAAACTGAAATATCTTTGAATGTATCTTCGAGTGATTCACCGACGGCATCGGCAGAACCAAACATAATCATTTGCTTGTACCGATTGATTTTGTCATTGAGACGGAAGAACAAACCTTGAAGTGATAACTTACGGTCTTGTTCTCTTTCAAGAGTTGTTCCTAATGAAATGTTATCCGGACCGTAGTTCTTTTGTTTACGGCAGAATAAAACATATTGGTCTCTTTGAATCTTCTTAAACTCATCAGTCATTGCTGGATATTTTTCTTCCATCTCACGAACGATTGGGTCTTCTTGTCTACCCAAGTCAATTTCTTTTATTGCCATCTTGTTCCTCATTGTAATGTCTTTAGTTGTTTCTTGAATTTTTCTACGTCTTCTTTCTTGGTTCCATAAGATTCCAAAACAGAAATAAGTTCGTTTGGATTTATTCTTACAAGGTCTCTAATATACTCAAAAATTACTTTTTTGCCAAGTTGATAATGTTGACAGAATAAATCTACAAACTGCGAATCTATATCTATCTTTTTCTTTTTCTTCGTGTATTTCAGATAGAATGTTGTCTTTGGTAGAATATCGTGAAGTAACTTGTAGTAATCTTTGGAAGTAAGGATGCCGTTACTATACTTTTGAAAGTCGTTCACGGCATCCGTTAGTTCCATTTCCATAGAAAACCAACGGGTGATAATAAAGTTATTCCACACCTTTTGGTCTTCTTCGGCAAGGGCTTCCCATTTGATTTTATCTTTGGTCACACCCTTTATCAAATCAAACAAGGTCTTAGCCATTCTGACCATACCCTGTTGGTAAAAATTCAGGATTGATATTTCCACACTCAAGACAAGCATACGTTTCAAGTGGAACGATTGCTTCCTTACCAGTTGGAGACATGAGAGCTGAAATCTTCTTGAAGAAGGTTACTGAATGAAAGAAATGCCCGTCACACTTATCACAAGTAATATCTTGTGCTTCGTTGAGATTTACATTTACACGTTGTGGTTGTTGTTCTCCACCGCCAATATCAAATATATTGCTCATATTATTTCCTTTGATCTATTTCCATAATAAGTTGAATAAACATTGCCATCGCATTAATTTCATGGTCTACTACCATTGCATCTTTGTATTGTGATTCCGCGATAATAAGAATCGCAGTTGATACAAACCCATTCGCAAATTGTTCTACATTATCATAAAGATAACGGAAGAGTGGGTTGTAATCACGGATTGAGTTGTCAGCAAGAATCTGACGAATCTCTGTGTACTTTTCTTTCTTGTTCTTACTTGACTTTAGAATATCAACAATCGTTGAGTAAAAGTTATTCTGAACAAGAGTTGACTTATCAAGTTGCATCTTACCATCGAGAATACAACGTTGAACTGTATTCAGGACACGACGAATATCAGGATAAGTCATATTGATGATTTGTGCTAAATCTTCCTTTGAGAACTCCACACCTTCCGATTCAAGGATTCCCATCGTGTGAACTGCAACATCTTTCTTAGATGGAGGAACGATGTTGAAGATTTGACACCGAGATTGAATCGGGTCAATAATCTTGTCCACGTAATTACACGTTAGGATAAATCGTGTTGTCTTGCTGAACGTCTCCATGATGTTACGGAGGGCAGCTTGTGCATTTGGAGTGAGATAATCGGACTCGTCGAGAATGATAATCTTCAAACCACCGAAACCGATTGACGATGCGAACTGCTTGATTTTGTCTCGGACGGTATCAATGGAGTTCTCATCGGAAGCATTTATGTAAATGTAATTGTCTTTTGAAACTGTGTTGGCTACAATCTTTGCAAGTGTTGTCTTACCACTACCGGCATCACCATAAAGAAGAAGGTGTGGTACATCACCTGATTGTAGGTATCGCTTGAACGTTTCCTTGATTGTTTCGTTTCCAATATACGTGTCAAGTGATTGTGGACGATACTTTTCCACATAGAGGGTGTGTTGGGGATTGAACATTTTGAAACCTTATTGTTATCAGATGAATACAATATACGAAATTTTTGGGACA